ATCCATGTTTTCCCTGATCCTATACTACTTATAGATGGGTTTGAGCCTCCAGCAGGATCTCCACTTGAAGTCCAAGTATTATTAACACCAACCCAAAACTTTTCGGCATCTACATCCAGTGCTAGTTGTATTATATCACCAGCTGAAATAGCTGATCCATAAGATGTTGTTCTATCAGTATCTTTAAAAACTTCTGCATTATTAGCATCCATACCCCAACCAAGATTACCAGATAAACCATAGTAAAGATCATTATATTCATATGCTAGATCATAAAACCCAACTATCCAGTTTTCAGTTAGAGCCGTTGGTCTAGTAATAAGTTTAACTTCGTAATACCATTTCCCACTTTTGACAGGAATTGTACCCATAGTATGTTGCCAAGCACTACTAGCATTATGACTCATTTTCAAATTACCATGACTGAAAGTAGCTTTATCATCCAGAGCAAATTTATTTGGATTTAAAGTGCACCAATTATTAGTTGGAGTATCTTCAAATGAATCGCAATCTGGACCTGCGGTAACTGAAACATTAGTAGGAGTTAAATTATTACCATTACCAGAATAATCTTTACCTATAGCAGCAGCTGTAGCTGCAGAATTATCTGAGAAATTTACATACCAACCATTACTACCGTATGTACCTTCATATGCTTTAGGTATCCATTGACCTGTAGAGGCATCTGTTTCACCAAAATTACTAGCGTCTAAAGCTTGTCCATCAATGTAATAATTCTCTGCAGCATATCCATCAGCTGATCCAACTCCTATTTCATGTTTATAAGTTGTACCAACTTCCCAATCACTATTTTGAGCTGGATAACTGGTATCATTCAGACTTGTTTGAAGCTCACCGTTTATATAAAATTTTATTCTATTTGATGCTGTTGCTTGAGTTGTATCATAAGCACAAACAAAATGATACCATGCTGAACGATCTGTCATTAAATATGAAGTATTTACTTTCCATGCCGCAGATGCTCCATTCCATCGAATAAGTTCAAGTCTATCACTAGATAATCTCCACATAACCATACCATGCGGCCAACCGCCTAATTCATGATAAGGAGATACTCTAAATAAATAATCCCAGTTATTACCACCATACTTCCACCAAGTACTCATTGTCCAAGTTCTTCTATCACCTGCTGAAGAAGGTGTATATCCTACTGTACTGTTATTTGCATTATCAAACCTTAAAGATCGTTCGATTTCATAGGATTCACCAGCACCGCTGGCACCCATCATTACGTTATTATTAAATAAAGACATATCATTTAATATCTAGAGAGATCACACAATGGATAACACCTAAACTTCTTACAATATAATCAATACGATCTACTGCGTTAGCAGCTGTTGAAAGTGTTGGTGCTGTTCCACCTGCCCATTTGAAATTAGAACCGTAAGCTAATGTTCTACTACCTGTACCATCTTGTTCAATAAATAGTGAACCTGATTGACCAGCAGTTTCAGTTGATGATGGATTAGCTAAAGTTGCATTACCTGTTAATGATACTATTTGGTGATCAGCTAAACTGAAATCAAGTGTTGTAGAGCCTGTAACGTTTGTAACATGATTTATAGCAGAATTAGAGCACCCATTTAAGGTTACACCACCTGCTTTAGTTTCAAATTCTTTTGTACCATTAAAGTAGAGTTCACATGCACCGTTAGATTTAAAAGCTGCTGTTGTTGCATCCTTAGCTACATTAGCAAAAAAGATATCATCAGTATATAGGTAGAAATCACCACCAGTATTAGAAGAATCGTTTTCAAATATAACATTAGAACTGTTGAAAGATATTTTAAAATCTGATCCAGTTCCAAGTACAACCTTAGCATTATCATTGAATATTAATGAATCTGCTGACTTATCCCAATTAGTATTAGCACCATCACCTTGGAATGTAACATCTCCAGCATGATCTGCACCATCATCTGTTGTAGTTCCAGTTACATTAATACCACCTGAAGTTGTTTGAAGTTTATTAGAATCATCATGATATAAATCAACGCTTCCATCTGCGGTAGCATTGATCATCGTTTCACCAGTAGTAGTTTTTTGGACTATGAATGCACCATCTGCTCTTACAAATAAAGAACCTGCACCTGTATCTTTTATATATGAGTTAGTACCATCGTGAGAAATTTGTAAGTCGGTACCAGTACCCCAAGCAGCAGTAACATTATCATTGAAAGTTACTCCAGTTCCACCACCAACAGTAGTTGTAGTCCCCCATTCAGGTGCCGTAGCTCCTGAGTTCATCTTGAGGAATTGTCCTGCTGTACCTTTAGCTAAACGTGTCCAACTATCAGTACCATTAGAATATATAATATCACCTTGTACTAAGGATATATCTGTTTTACCTGCTGAAACTGAGTTATCAGCTGGTACTGCAATCTCTGTGGCTGAACCTGATTTAATTACAAATAATGTAGAACCAGTTGGAGGGGGATCACAGAATCTGATACCATCTGTTCCATCTAAATGGAAACCTTCATTAGAACCACTCCATGAACCATCATTTGGTTTTTGTTGAACACCATTTAATACTACAGTTAATTGTGCAGCTTGGTTTATACTTGCATCACTAGTGCTTTCAAATAAATCATATTGATCATTAGATCCATTAAATGTAGGACCAGCCCCATTATGAGCTTCACCGTTATCTTTAACACCTAATATCTTAAACTCACCTGTAGATGTAACCTGACCCCATGCAGAGCCATCGTACACATACATCTTATTAGCTGTAGTATCAAAGTATAAATCACCTTCATCATTATTAGATCCAGGTGCTGAACCTGCTATACGGTATCTACTGTTAAAGTCATTGATATCATCAGATAACTGTTTAACATCAGATTCTGTTGCTAATATTTTATGATAAGTATAATTATTACCTGAGCCAGTAGAGCTAACTTGCATACCTACACCAGCTGCTATAGTTTCACTATATAAGCTAGAAGGTGCTCCGCTAATAGTTACTGTTGCAGGTGTTCCATCTGTGGTTCTACCTGTTGTAGATACACCACTACCATTAAATACTATACCTCCAGCATCAGCAATACTAATTACAACTCCAGAAGCTGGTTGATTAGCAGTAGTTGGAAAAGCTACTTCTGTTGCTATAACCTTTAAACCACCTATATTACCGATTTGTGTAGTAACATAATCTACTACAGCTCCAGAAGTTGGTAGTTTGGTATCATCGTCTGTGATGGTTGTTTCTTCACAACCTATCTCAGTCATTGTAATTGCATTATCTTTCATCTGAACATTACCAACTGAGTTGGCATCTAATTCAGATGAACCTACAGCACCGTCTGCAATCTGTGCAGAGCCTACAGCATCAGCAGCTATATTAGCAGCTGCAACTGAGTTATCAGCTAACTGAGCATTACCAACAGCATCAGCTGCAATCTCAGAACTACCTACTGCTCCGTCTTGTATCTGTGCAGACCTGACAGCATCAGCAGCTATCTCAGAAGCTCCTACAGCCCCATCTGCTATCTGTGCTGATCCTACAGAATCTGCAGCTAAAGCAGCTGAACCTACAGCTCCGTCTGCTATTTGTGCAGCTCCAACAGCATCTGCAGCTATTTCAGAGCTACCTACAGCTCCATCTGCAATGTGTGCTGAGTTAACTGCATTACCTGCTATCTCAGATGAGCCTACAGCTCCATCTTGTATTTGAGCAGCTCTAACTGCATCAGCTGCTATTTCTGAAGCACCAACTGCTCCGTCAGCTATCTGAGCAGAACCTACTGCATCAGCTGCAATCTTAGCAGATGTAACAGCATTATCTTTTATCTGAGTATTACCTACAGAATCAGATTGTAACTCTGAAGAACCTACTGAGTTATCTGCTAGATGTGCTGAGTTAACTGCATCACCTACAATCTTAGAGGAGGTAATTATATTATCTTTTAAATCATCAGTTGTTAAGTTCTGATTCTTTTCTTCTTGTTGAGCATATAGAATCTGTGTCTGATTATCATTAAGATCCTTTGCTTTAACGGATGAACCGGCTGCAAATGTTGCCTTAGCATTATCTACATCTGTATCACGGAAAATACGGATATCTTCTCCAACAGCAGGTATATTACCAGCAGTAAATACTACTGTACCACCACCAGTTGTTGTATAACTAGTGATATTATAGTGGGTAGAGGTGGTTTTTATAACGCCATCGACATGTACTTTGATGTCTGATTCTTGAATGGAAGGGAAAGAGAACGCTTTGTTATTGTTCCCATCCCCTGCATAGTCTACGAATGTTGTTGCCATAGTTATTTATACATGGATAGAAGTTCAGGGGATACTCCCATAGTTTGAAATTTTTTAAATTGTCGTTTTGATTCTTTAGCTAATTGTTCAGTTGAAAGTTTAATTACATCTTCATCTTGTTCGATCTCTCCCCAAGCTATCCATTCAGCTTGACTAAATAGATCTCTAAGAACCATATTATGATAATAGTCTTTATTTTCATATTCTCCTCTATTACCAGATCTTATATCATTATGTCTTTGTTCCATAGATTGTCTAAATAGAGGATCAGTTTCATAGATTCTCTCTATTTGAACTCCTAATTGTTGTCTGCCTATAGCTTGACCATATTTACTTCTAATCTTTGGAGATCTATCTAAACTTATACCATCAGGTGAGGACATAAGAGAAGGTCTTAAATCAAAACCAGAATTAAATAATATCTCTGCACCTGGTTCATAACTTAAAGTAAAGCCACCTGGAGTTAATTCTGCTAGGAATCTAACCATAGGAACCCACATTTTTAGAGGTTCACCAGTCAATATACTATATTTAATAGGTATATCTTCACCAGGAAGATGTTCCATAAATAAGTTTCTATTTCGTACTGAATCTATTATACCAGAATTCAATTCTCTAGTATATGGTGTGAATATTTTACCTAAATCTTTTCTGATACTAGAAAGTGGTAATTGGTTATTAGCAAGACCAGCTATAATATTAGCCATTGTACCTTCCTTACCACCAAATAAATCAACAAATTGTTGCATACCAGCGAGGTAAGATTTAGAAGTTAAACCCTGAGCTACTACAAGTGATATCTTTTGTAATTCTCGTTCTGTCCATTCTTCACCCATTAGTTGACTAGCATCACCTATATCAGCGACAATAGACATAATTTGGTTGAATGGTTCTATTGAGTCATAATTAAACCATACACCAGGTACTAATTCAATAGACCTTGGTTTATATCCAAAGGCTTTCCATGCTTGATTCTTTTGCCTATCTGCAGGTCCATTACCAGTCAGTTTACCTTGCATCCAAGCCCATGATGCCATACTAATAATAGAAGAACCCATAGCTAATCTACCAACTTGTAATGCCTTAGCATTAGTCAGTTCTCTAGCATTAGTTATACCATATTTAGATACGGCTTCCATAGCTCTAGGATTAAGTGGATTAGCAAAAGCTATGTCATTCCATTCTTTAACAAAGAAGTTAAATAAAGGAGTATGTTTAGCAGTTAAATTTAATCCGTTAACACCAGTTCTTGCAAATAAGAAGAAAGGTTTAGCCCATGCATTCTGTTGGAATACAGCGTTTAAGTTCTTAGCAAAACCAGTTAAAGGTTGTGTAAGAGTTACTTCTTGTCTAGCAAATTTAGTGGCTTCATCTATAATCCTACCATTACCATCAAAGATTTGACTATAGAAATCTTCTTCATATACTTTAATTAGCTCAGGAGTTATCTCTGTATAAGCTTGTAAAGCTCCAGACTTCTTAGCATCATATGCTGATAAGAATGCCTTCTCTCTCATCTTAGCTCTACCTAAAATATAAGCAAAGGCATCATCAGTTGCTGCCATTAACTTGGTAGAATATGTAAGGAAGTTAGAATTATTAGCAGATCTAGCCATATTAGCCATAAAGAAAGCTGCTTTATCTCCAGCATCTGCTTGATCACTTTCAGCAAAACGTCTTAAGATTTCCCAGTTATCATCTCCTTTTGTATATTCTTGGAAACGAGATTTAACTGTAGATAATTCTCCACTCCAATAACCATCTAATTTAGTTTTAAATACTTTCCATGCTTCTGGTATAGTTTCCATCATAGCATTTAAAGAAGCTAACCCTGCTCTTGCAGTAGTAAAATCTCCCATCATTGTAGCACCTAAAGCCATATTAAGTGGTCTAGTAAAGGTTGCTATACTTGTACCCATTACAGCTCTCATAGGTGTCTTAGGGCTACTTAAAACACTATGTATCATCATACCTTGAAGCTCTCTAACCATAGCTCCAGTATTATATTTACCTTCTATATCTCCTCCTTTAATCATTCTCTTTGCCCAATAAACAAAGTCATCAACATTGTTAACAGTCTTCATTGAGGAGAATGCTTCAAACATAGCTAACATTAAATCTCCATCTTCATCTCTATTAGCTATTTTAAGTATAGTCTGTATCTGTTCTCTAGCATCTGCTACCTCTTTAGTTATAGTGTCATTCATTACATCTACTTGTTTAGCACCTAAAGCAGCAAACTGTCTAGATAAAGTATATTTAGCACGTTTAGATTCAGCAATAGCAGTTAACATGGTATCAACTATCTGCTCTGCAGGTCCATCGATATCTGTTAAATTAGCAAAGTTATATATCTCTCTACCAGCTATACCTCTATCTCTTAATTCTTGTAATAAAGTAGCTACAACTAAATCACTAACTACAACATTCTTTGCTGTAATAGTAGTAAGTTCATCTACTTTAGCACCACTTATATCTGTAATATCAAACTTTTGTGATGTTTCAAAGATCTCTTTTAGGTACTCATCAGCTGTCATATCAGCTGCATTTCTACCTTGTGTAATTCTTTGGTGAGCTGCAATTGCATCTCCAAATACTTCAACTAATCTTTGTCTATTACCTTGTACTGACTCTAAAACCTTTTGGAACTTTTCTGAACTGTAAAGTTTTCTTAGTACATCTTCAACTAGTTCTTCAGATATACCAGATTGTCTAGCAATCCTTTCCCTCATTACAGGTGTAGTAACACTACCAGCAGATCCATCTTCAGAACCCCATTCATTACGTATTCTTTTCTGTCTTTCCCAAACAACAAAAGGATCATCTCTAGATATATTATTACCTTGATGAGAATCAGCAATAGGAGCATTCTTAGCAGCACGGAATGAGTCTTCAAAGTTTCTTATTTCAGAGATACCTTTTCTTATAGTATCTACTTCAACACCTTGCTGTCTTGCTTGTACTTGACTTTGAACATATTTACTGCCTTTACCTAATGCCATACTAGCACTATCAAAGACAACACCTATACCCATACCTTCTACTATATTTTTAAATTTCATCCATATAGGATGGTCAGTATCTTTTGTACTAAGTGGTGTATCTATCCAACCATAGCGATCACGCATCATTCCTAATACATTCTCACCATCGGAAGTATGGGATATCATATCAGATACCGCACCTATACCAGCAGCTCTTATAAGACTCCAACCAGCTAATCCAGTTAGAGAAGCAGGTGCTGATATACCTGCTGCTCCAGCTGCTGCTGTAATACCAAATGCTAATGATCCGAAATGTACAGTACCTCTAAGTAAATTACCCCACCATGTTCTAGTTATAACAGGGTTTTCTTCATTTACAAAAGGACTCCACTCAGGTCTATATATTCCTTTTTCTTTCCGTTCTCTCTGCATCTCACCTGATACCATATCAATGGTACGTTCAGGTAGTGTTTGTACAGAGTGTAGTGTATCTTGTATACCACCTACTACAGCAGATTGTATTTCTTTAACTACTCCAGCAGCTCCTCCACCGCCTTCTTTTAGTCTTGGGTCTTTTGTTTCATCAAGCGTCTGTTGAATTGATTGTTGTTCTTCTAGTGCACCTTGACCTGATTGTTGATCTTTAAACAATTGAGCACTATCTAAATTTAAAGCTACTTCATCTGCTTCTGGGATTGAGGAAGTTAATTCATCCATGTTACCTTAGTAATTAGTTTTCTCCAACCATATCTACAAGCTCATTTGCTGCTGCAGTAGATAATACGTGAATTTGATTGTAGGGTGATTTGAAATATGTTTGTAGTTCAGGATTTTTTGATTCAATAATGGCATTAAATCCTTGGATTGTTTCTGGTTTTAACCATTTAATTCTTCTATAATCAGAAGTTAAAGTGCTAAATTCTTTACCTTTATTAGCCATTTCAAATATTAATCCTAACATTATTTGGTCTTGAAGTTCTTCACTAAATGGAAGATTAGGATCAATCCCTTGTTTTCTAACTTGTTCATCTATACGTTTTATTGTTAAACCATATTTACCATACCTCTGATTTCTATCAGGTAGTGGTGTTCCACGTATTATTTCTGATAAAGATAGTGTTGATAATGGTCTCTCATCAACAAGAGATTCCTTATAATTATTACCATTTCTAATAGTATTAATATCAGATTCTTGACCTTGATAATGCTCTACAGAATTCTCTAACATCCAATTAGTTATCTCAGGATTAGAGCATAGCTTTTGAGCTGGTTTAGATTTACTAGGGTATACACATAAATCTTTATAATCTTGTGCAGATATATTTTCACCTGAATTGAAAACCAAAGGTTTCTCATTATCCTTTTTTCTTAAATCTTTAGTAGCTTCTATCCTTGCATTTACAACTTGTTCGATAGGAATCTGTGGAAACTTTCTGCCATTCGGAGTTACGTTTTTATAATAATCTATATTTTCTATAGATTCTCCTGCAATAATTGATTTTAAAGCTTGCTCTTCACCAATACTCCAGTAATATGGAAACCCTACTGTTTGTTCAAAGTCACCACCTGTTTCTGCAAAAGTAGTTGCTAATTGATTACTTTCAACTTGATATGGACTTAGTGTACTACCTTCAACGTATACTTTAGGTTCCCATGGATTATCACTTAAAGCTTTAAATTCTGCTGAGTCTGGATTTTTATAAAGTTCAGGAATAACAGTAAAAGCTTCTGCCGCAAATCTTTGCTCTAGCAGGTCTTTCTTTTTGTTATCTGGTTCTAATCTTAATTCACGTTCATTCCTAACATTTACCTTATTCAATTCAAGATAGAATCTAGCTAAAGTATTTTTATATTCATTTGTATCTTTAATGAAAGCACTTTTCGAACCAGCAAAATTTTTACTTACTAAGTGTCTATATTTACCTAGATTCATTACTAGTGTTTCTATTCTCCTTTCATATATTCCTAGTTCCTCTGGTCCTAATCCTATTGCACCATACTTTTGAGCTTGTTTAATCCAATAGTTTTTCTCATTTGTACGACCATAACCACCATCCCAATTCTCTGGAATTCTATCAATAAGAGCCCAATTTAGATATCCAGTTTTAGCTTGTAGCTCTGATAATTCAGTAACTGCATTATGTGCATCAACATAACGTAATTTGTCTGATAATAACTTAAAGTCATTAAACTTAGGATGTGTTACAGGTAAGCCAGTTTCTCTAGAAGCTTTATTCATTGCTTCAACTATCTTCTGATTTGCCATAGCAATATCTGATGCGTTACCTGAATCAAAAGCATCATTGGCTAATGGCGCTATTTCCACATAAGCATTATCAATAGTTTGTGTTTGTGCTAAATCATTTGTTTGAGTTTCTTTAGCTTTTAAATCATTTACTACTTTAGATAATCTTTGATATATCTCAGGTTTTAATTCAGCTAAAGTTGTTTTTTTACCGTTATCTCTACGTATGAATGGTTGGTTTAATATTTTCTCTAATCTATTACCATCCCATATTATCTCTTGTTTAGCCATGAATTCTATATCATCAGCAAAATTATTCCAGCCTTGGTTATTATCTTTAGTACCATCAGCAAGGAGTTCATTTTGAGAGATATAACCACCTTTAGAAGTAACACCTGCCATACCACCAATTAAAGGATCGGTGCTTTGTAAAGTATTAAGTAGACCTATATAACGTTGTTGCTTTGCTTTACCTACACGTTTCTCAAGTAGACTGTTTACTATTGTACCACGATTCTTACTAACCTCTTCTAAGAAAGGTTTAAAGATTCTATTCTTTACTTCTCTATCTGATAGTCCATCTAAATTATAATCCTTATTCCAATAGGCATAATATGCAGACCATAAAGCTTTTTCAAGATATGGAGCCCAAGCATTATCGGATATATTATTAGACTCTAAAGCTTCAAAATAGCTCATGTCTCTAGGTAATGGCTCACCTCTATCATTGGTGATACTACCAGCTTTGAACACATGAGCACCAGAAATTTGTACTCCCATTGGTTTGAAGTCATCTACCTTTTGATAGAATGCTTCTTTATTTTCAATTTCTTGACCGCTATCTGTATCAGATGTTAGTAGATATAATTCAAATGGATCGATACCTTCTAAGTTATTTGCATCCCATGCCATTAAATCAGCATTTAATTCAGATTTAAGTAAAGATCTTTCAACGTAATTCTCTCTTTCTAGGATTTCATTGATATCAGTACTTGTAAAAAGAGGACTTTTAAGATCAGTGACATCCCAATTAAAACCAGCTTTATCTAATTTATCTAAAGAAAAAATATCTTTACTTATATCAAGAATTCTATTAAGCTCTTTATGATTTCTTATTTCTTTGTCAAGTTTCTGATGCTCTTTAAATATTTTATCAGCTTTTCTTTCATCTTGAATCCATTTAGCTAATGCAACACCACCTGATACAAAACTTTTTAATTTAGCCTTATCAGTCTTTTCTTTCTGATCATAAAAATATTTAAGATCCTCCTGCATTTGCAGTGATTGTTGCTTATCAGATTCTATATTTTCTTCTATTTGCTTATTGGTAGCTTCTAATAAAGTACTAGTATTAGGTGTCCAATTGGTGGTTGCTTTGTCATGGGTAGGTAGGCGGTATGCTGTAGTTTCAGCTATTAAATCTTTTAATGTATCAGCCATTAATTAAAGTCCTCCTACTATTTGACTCGAAGCACCAAGGAAGTTACTCATTCCACCAGTAGCAAACATAGAACCAATAGATAAACCAGTAGCTAATGTAGACATAAATCTATTATCTTGTACAGGTACATAATGTGTAGCTCTACCGAAGTTAGGTGGTAACCCTTGTTGCTTTCTTAGATTCTCATTCTGTGCCATTTGGTTACGTCTTTGAGCTTCTAATGCTATATCCATACCTCTACCTCTTGCTGTTTCATATCCTGCTTCTACTCTCTGAAGTTTCTTAAGATATCCTTCTGCTTTACTACCACCTCTTAACATAGATTGTCTTGATACGGAGCCGCCTCCTTTAGCTACTCCAGTGGCTCTATTTTTTAATATACTTGCAGTATAAGACTCTACAGCTTTAAGATACTTTCCTTTCTGTTGTTCTAACCCTACTTTTAAATCAGATAAATTTCTTGATTTAATTAGACCTGCAACATCTTTTTGTGCAGCTGCGACTATTCTTGATTTATTTGTGTAAGCAAGATTCTTTCCTGCAAACTCAAATCTACGTTGTCTATCCCGTTCTTCTGCTTGAGCTTTTATTCTAGCATTGGGATCTGGACCTAAACACACTTGGCAAACTCGATAAAGGACAATTGATTTGGACCATGAGAAATTTTTCTCAAAAATTTAAAGCCCAAGAATTTTAATAATTTTAAATGTACCAGATTACGTGCATCCACAATATTCCAGAGTAACGATTCGTTTCGACCTTCTACAAATCGTTTAGCTTCTCTAGCGAATGTAATTGGAAATTCATGTATAGCTGGTGTTGTTAACATCCAGATAACATTATCTTCGACTCCAGCCATTCCGGCAGTCTTACCGTTAGGCACTGTGAAATACACACAGGAGCCTTCCAGAGCTTTGTTAACTAAATGTTTTAATGGATCTACCCCATGACCTTCAACAACCTCTCTAAGGTCTTCAGGACGTAAGTTAGTGGCTACCTCAATGGCAGCCCTAACTGTAATTGGGTGAATGTATTTAGACACGACGGTAGTTTTTGGGTGTGAAATCACCTTCCCAACTCATTGAATGTAATGTAGCTGGTGCAGGGTGAGCAGATTTTAAAGTAATATCTACATTACTATTCTTTTCATATATAGGTACTGTTTGTACTTTCTCTTCTAAATAAGGAGCATCTGATGCATCATATTCATCTAATGTTGTAGATTCATATGTATGAGTATAATCTGTTTTACCTACTCTAGATAATGTAGTTTGATATAATCCTACCTTACCAAAGTTTAACTTTATTCTATGTAAAACTAGTGAAGAATTAATATCAGTTATTGCAGATCTACCTTCCATTTTCTGCATATAGATTCTAGGGAACTCTACTTGATAATCATAAAGATAACCTATATGTAAAGTTGCACTAGACCAATCACCTGGTACAGTAAATGTAGCACCTGCACTTGTAACAGTACATTCTGCATATCTACCTATTCTAGTTGCAGCTGTATTAGAATCAACTAGTACTAATTTTGAACCAGTACCAGCACTTACGTCAGCTTGCCAATTAAATACACAGCCACCACTACCATGAGTAAAGGTAGTCTTCTGCGTAGTAGCACTATATACACCTCCTGAAATTGTTGTATGATTATCTAAATGTAATAAGTAATTTATACTATCTTGATCTATACTAGGATCTTCTGTTGCTTGTATTAGATTTACTTTTTGAAGGAAGTTATCACTATCTAAATAGTAATATGCATCATCTATACAGAAATGATATTTAGCATTATTTTTAAATTGCCATTTAAACCATGCAGCTTGAGATCTACCTTCAGAAGTATTCCAATATCTAAATCCGATAACGTCATTAGATCCTGTCTTACCAAAGAAAACTACATTATTCTCTCTAGAATTAGTAAATAAATCTATATCTTTAGGTAGTAAACTAGGTACAACTTTACTTGTATCTACTACTGTTGGTTCTCCCTCTCTAAGTATATTAGCACTTTCCATGAACCTACTATATTTACCACTATTATCTATCCAAGCTATACTCGGTCCTAAAGAAATCGGAGGTATAACTGTATTATAATTGAAGGCAGATACACTTCTAAGTTTAGCAGTATCTGGATTAAGAACAGTATCATCAGAAGATAGTAAAAATTGTTGATTACTACTAAAACATAATAAACCTGTAGTAACTTCTATACCATCAAATAAATCAGAGGGGTAATTGGAACTACATTCTATATCTATAGGATCTATAGCACTTATTGCTAAAGCACTAGCACTCCAGAAATTAGGTTTAGCTGCTGTATTAGGTTGTGATAAGATGACATGAGAACCAGTTAGAAAAGCTACTCTATTTCTAAAGAATAAGACTTTATTTATAGTAACATCTTGTGCGTAAACAGGAGGATCAGCTGTATTCTTTGTACCAACAAATGATGGTGCTTGATTAGTTACATCATCTCCTACCTCACGATCAGCCCATTCAAACTGTTTAACAGTGAATGTAGCTAACTCAGTAGATGTACCATAATTAGCAATACTTGTTCTTTGTATTACATGAGGCATAGTAGCAGCATCAAAGGATTTAACTATACCTGGTGCTGCACATTCAACCCACTTTCCTGTACCATCCTTACCATTAGCACCTTCAAATTTTACATAGTAATCATCTTCATCTGACATTCTAGTGTTAGATACTTGTACTATATAACCATCTAAACACTGGTTAGGTAATTTAGTTACATCATTAACATCTCCAGCCATACTTCTCATCAAGTCTTGATCTACAACTTCAACTTGAAAAGCAGAGCTTTTTGTTAAATATACACCATTACCTATAATTTTTGCTGTAATACCAGTACCATCTAATTCGGTTATTATCCCACCTAATATAGCATCAGCTGTAATAGCTGTGTCTGCATCAAAAGGTGTGGGTGTAGGTCTTACAGCTTTTATATCAGCTTTAATAGCTGCTGTTTCTATCTCTTCTATTTCGATAGTATAATCATAACTGGTCTTAGCTTGATCTAAAGTTACAGTTATTTTATCACCTACAATAAAACCTTCTCCACCATGTAATAATGTTAACTGTCTATTATAAGAACATGCGTAATCATTTGCACCAGTACCTGATCCAGACTTACCTTGTTGTCCAAGTGAGGTAATTTTAAATATTATATTACTTTTTGTACCTACTCCAGTATATCTAGTACCAGCTGCGTTAGTAATACTTTTAACAGTACCAGCAAGTTCGGTAAATATTTGATCATTATTACCAGTACCTGTAATATTTACTGCTGATCCACCTGAAGTAGCAGATACTTTAAAGGTATCAGTTGCTGCATCTATTACATAATATTCTTCACCATCTGTTAATCCTGCAGCCGTGGTACCTCCCATATTCCAGTACCTTATTTTCTGACCATTAGACCAGCCATGATCTGTTTTGGTTATAACATCTGTACCTGTATTAATACCACTAGTAGGTATAGTATGTTCTACAGCTGTACTGCAGGAGAATATCTGTGTACCTATACCTGGACATAACCCACTACCATTACCTTCATCTAATGTATCACTTTCTATTTTAATTCTAGTTGCAACATTGATATTAGTAGTAGATTCAGTGTTATAAACATTTAAACTATACTGCCTACCATTTTCTGTTCTTAATAATTCTATAAATGCAAAATGTGTATCAGGTCTAGCAGGAGTAGTACCAGTAGTACTTACGGTCTTACTTCTATTAACTAAGAATGTAGTATCATTTAAAGTTAATGATTGTATATCTTCAGAACCAGAAGCACTAGCTGTTAGGTAAGACTTAATAGCAGTAGCACCACCTGTACCATAGGTTACTGTTTGCTCGGCGCCTGGGTTATCACCAGAAGCTTTCCACATTCTAATAGCACCATCAGTTGCGACTTGACCTATATAAGATCCTTCATCCTCATCTCTATAATAATGAAACCAAGATCCTCCTGATTGTACATTAGGTAATTTGGTTACACCAGCTCTTTCTGATCCAGGTCTTTTATATAAACCATATACAACATCAGGTATAGCATTAACGATATTTTTCACCTGACCTGGTAATATTCTTGTTTCTACTTGTTGTGATATACCACCTTCATATGTAGGTACGGTCTGTGTAATACTTGCCATTAGCGCCTTAACCCCCTCCAAGGTTCATAAGTAGTATAGACTGTATCTTCAGGGTATCCCATCATAGAATGATTACCTTGATTACATTCATACTCCATCAGTGTAGCTCTAGCGAAAGCTTCTTGTTGTTGTAATAGTTGTACTAATTGAGGATTAACTACTAATTGTGTTGCTGCTTTTGAGGAAGCTTTAGCAATAATATATCTTTTAAATACTGCAGGTAGATCGTTAAAAGATACTAGTTTAATTATATCTAATAGTATTTCAGTAGCATCTGACCAGTCATCTGTATGGTCATACTTATCATATAAATATCCTCCTCTCTTTACTACATCAAATTTTCTATGTGTCCAACCATCAGTAACATCCATCTTTAAGATATCATTACCAATAGCTATTTTACCTGTAACTGAATCAGGTGTATAAGTTACATGCTTTTCTGTATTGAAGTGCCAGCCTTCTGCCTGTACATCAACATTAGCATCTCTTAATAAATTATATATGAATGATACTTCTGGGTTATCAAAAACTATAGAAGTTACTGGTGACTGCCCGATAGCTCCCAGTATTGAGTTCACTGCGGATAGTTCGGTATCGGTGTCAATTGTCGTGGAAGCCATAAATAAAAAAAGGGAGCCCGAAGACTCCCAATATGTTGGTTAATAAAAATATAAGCTTAGGTGAAGCTTGCGTTAGAAACAGCAGTGTTGTTCCAGTTAGATGATACATCAACTCCGGCTACTAGTTCAACAGCAGCAGCAGGATTTAAGAAATCTGCCCCCATTGCTAAACGTCCGAGTATCACATCTCCTTGGTATACCACTGACACATCTCCACTTGTTACTTGAACTTGTGGTCCGATAGCTTCTACAACACCTGCAGCTTCCTTCTGGAAGATAAGTCCACAGGAACCTCCAAACTTAGCAGCAGTACCGTAGTTGTTTACAGTCTTCTGTCCGTTAGGAGTAGTAGATGCATCTTGGTCATCCATATCTTCACCAATGAAGGAGCCTTTGGAAGCAGCCTCAGTGATATTAGATACAGCACCAGATGGTAGGTTAGCTAGGTTAACACCATAATCTCCAAGGAATGGGATATTCATTGACTTGTAGATCTTGATGCCTGCAATGTCAAGGATTCCATTACCGGATTGTAATGCGTCACCTGTTTCGTCACGATTAATCAGGTTGTTTGTAGCACAGTTTCTGATTAATTCATAGTATTGTCTTGGGTTAAGAACAGCTACTCTACCTTCACCACTGATTCCTTTCTCATCTAGGATAGCAGCTGCCTCGAAGAAGGACTGTACTAACTTAGTTGAATCATAAGCATCAGTTGCATCGGTACTATTAGCAGCACCAACTTTAACAATACTTCCACCAGGTTCTACGAAGTTACTCATATTAACTGGTGCTGGCTGTCTAGCAGCCTTTGAGATCGCACGGAAGATCCGGCGGTCATAATTTTCTGCTAATGCATAGCCGATTTTACGACTTATTTCACCACGCAGATCGTAATGTGCAAGTGTCTCATCGAGCTCATAAACGAATGCACTTGAGATGAGTAGATCATCACAGGTGATTGTCTTTTCTGCTACTGGAGGAGACTTCTCGTCATTACCTAATATGGACTGCCCTGGTACATGGAATTCCGCTTTGGTTCTACCCGTGTAGATGAACTGTAAAGACTTACCATTCTTTAGGGTACGTCTTGTAACAAGATCTCTAGCGATTGTATTACGCTGGAAACCTTTGAACATCTCTCCGCTGAACAGCTTAAGATATAAAGCTCTTCTAGCAGAGGTAGTGGTATCAGCACCGTTATCGGCACCTCCCCAAATCGGTCCATTAGCATTGGCAGACGTTGCTTGTTGTGCCATTGTTATGGATAAAGATTAATATTTACTTTCTTGCATGCAAAATTTTTTGATCATTTTTTGTGGTCTATCCCACCGTCTAGACGGCTAAAGGTATCCTGCGTACAGGGCTAAAGCCAATTAGTCAGAGGTCCGACACTGAGGTGCCTCT